GCTAGGTTTTTTCCCTTTGTCAAAAGATTGGGTTAGTTTCAATGGTTTCTCTACTAGCAAAGGCAACCTAGAGACATTAATAAACATAGCTAAGTCAAAGGGCATGACAGTTGCAGAGAACTTTTTGACAGATCTTAAGAGACAGAGTGCCGTGTCTAGTTACCTATCCTCTTTTGTTGAGGGTATAGAGGCATACACAAAGCTAGACGGTAAGCTACATGTGTCCCTAACACAGCATGTCACAGCTACTGGACGTTTCAGTGGACGCAATCCTAATATGCAGAATATGCCAAGGGGCGGTACATTTCCTGTTAAAAGAGTCTTTGTATCACGTTGGAACAACAATGACTTTGGTATGCAGGGTAAGATACTTGAAGCAGACTTTGCACAGCTAGAGTTTAGGGTTGCAGCATATTTGTCACAAGACAAAGTTGCTATGGAAGAAGTTAGTACTGGCTTTGATGTACACTCATACACCGCAAAGGTTATATCTGACGCAGGACAGAAGACAAGCAGACAAGATGCTAAGGCACATACGTTTGCTCCGTTGTATGGTGCTACTGGTTTTGGTAGGACTAAAGCTGAGGCAGAGTATTACACGCACTTCATGAGCAAGTATAAAGGCATAGCCAACTGGCACAAGCGTCTGGGGCATCAAGCGTTGAATGATGGGTATGTAATGATACCCTCTGGCAGACAGTATGCTTTCCCCGATGTTGAGCGTAGAGCCAGTGGTTCGCCCACACACTTTACTATGATAAAGAATTATCCAGTGCAGGGATTTGCTACAGGGGATATTGTCCCCATAGTATTTCTGGAGATAGACAAGAAGTTAGAAAATATGCAGTCTTGTCTTGTCAATACGGTGCATGACTCCGTTGTTATTGACGTACACCCTGCAGAAGAAGAGCAGGTTATTAAGATCATAAAAGATGTAAATGATAACCTAATTAGCATCATAAAGGACTACTATGATGTTACTATAAATGTACCAATGGTGCTTGAAGCTAAGATAGGAAATAATTGGCTTGACACCAAGGACGTTGTGTAGTATAGTCAACTGATTCGTTTTAAGGAGTTTATAAAAACATGGAAAACAATTTATCTATTATCGGAACAAAAGAAAACCTTGCAGACATCATGGGTATGTCCAATACTGTTCCATCATCTCGCTCTGCTCTTGCAGAGATAAAGCAGGTACACCAAAACATTATGGGTACTAAAGAGGTTGATGGGGAAAAGATGGAAGTGGCTGTGATAAAAGCAGGTGCTTATTCGGTCAAGTTCCCTGATGAGACTGTGTATTACAGTGACAAGATCACCATTAGAACCTTTATGCAAAGGTTTCAGTGGGAAAGGTGGGACGATACCTTTACCAGACCTGACGGTGGCTCTGGAAGGATGCTTCGATCTGTCATGGGTAAGTCTCTCAGTGTGGACTTAAAGGATAACTACGGAGGTTTCAACTGCGGTAGACCTTCTGGTTATGTCAAAGACTTTTCGTCTTTGCCACAAGAAACGCAGGACATCATGAAAGGTACTAAACGGTACAGGATTGTGTTTGGACTGTGTACACTTGACAACGCTAAAGATGTTAGCGGTAAAACTGTTGATGTTAAAGAGTTCCCTTTCTTTATGCGTATTAAGAATAGAGATAGCATTAAAGCTATGACTGACATTTTTAATACGATACAACGGAATAACCGCTTTCCTATTCAGCACAATCTTAGTTTGTCTAGCGAATTAAAGAGTATACCTAGTGGTGCGACATACGCTGTCGTAAAGGCTTCTCTAGGTAGTGAAGTAGAGATTACTGCTGACGATCAAGAAACGCTGAATAGCTTTGTCGAGTGGGTTGAATCTATGAACTCAATCACTCTTTCTAAGTGGGAAGAGAATAGAAGACCAGAGGAATTGTCTGAGGCTGACGAGGATATTGTGTCTTCTATTGTTGAGATTGAGGACGAGTAGATGAACCATCCTGCAGAGTTGGCGATACACGAGTTTCTACAAAAGGTTTCTCTTGGTAAAGCCAAGATGAACAAGGCTACCCTCCACCACATAGCCAAAGACGTAGAGGACGCTCTGTCTCGCCAATTCTCAGGGAATAAGCGCAAGTTTAAACTTCGTATGTCTAATCTTGGACGTAAGAAGTGTCAGCTTTGGTTCGAAAAGAACCACCCTGAGAAAAGACAGCCTGACTCCCCTTACTTTCTAATCAACATGATACTAGGAGACATTGTTGAGGCGGTGTTTAAAGGTCTTCTTAGAGCTTCTAAAGTTAAGTTTGAAGACAGTAAGAAGGTCGTATTAAAAACAAAGAAGAAAGATATTGAGGGCAGTTATGATTTAGTTCTTAATGACAAAGTAGATGACGTTAAGTCTACATCGCCTTGGTCTTACGAAAACAAGTTTGTAGATTTCAACACATTAAAGAGTAAAGATAGCTTTGGCTACGTTGCACAGTTAGCAGGATATGCCAAGGCTAGGGGAGTAAAAGCAGGAGGTTGGTGGGCAGTTAACAAAGCCAACGGAAACTTCAAATATGTTGATGCAGACGATCTCAACATGGATGAAGAGCTTAGAAAAATAGATGATACTATAGCCTACATTGAAGACGATGAACCTTTTGAAAGATGTTACGAGCCAGTAGAGGAAACATACTACGGTAAACTCAGTGGCAATACAAAGTTAGGTATAGAATGTAGTCTATGTTCTTTTAGAGATGCCTGTTGGACAGATTTAAAAGTCCTGCCATCTAAAGTTTCTAGGTCTGCAAATCCCCCTTTGATTAATTATGTAAGGGTTGCAAATGGCGAAACTAAAGTTAAAGAGCAAGTTCGAATATGATGTAGCTAAATGGCTAAGGTCAGTAAAGCAAAAGGTTAGATATGAAGAAATCAGAATTAAATACGCTGTTATGCGACATAGATACTACAAGCCTGACTTTATTCTTAACAATGGTATTATTATTGAAGCGAAAGGATGGTTGCGTCCAAGTGATAGAACAAAACATTTACTAATACAAGCACAGTATCCTGATCTAGACATAAGGTTTTTGTTTCAAAACGCAAACAACCTTTTAAGAAAGGGATCTAAGACACGGTATTCTGATTGGTGTGATAAACATGGCTTTTTATATGCACACCAAGAGATACCAAAAGAATGGTTGACAGAACGTAAAAAGAGGATAAAACTATAGTCTCATGAAAAAATATATTAACAAAAATGACTATGCTCTAATTGTGCAACTAGATACGGACGATCATGGTAGGGCAACTGGTGAGAGTGTTTTTAGTTTATCATACAGTGATGACAACAAGTGGGACAAAGTAACACACGATGGTGTCATTGATATGTTGACAGTTATGATGGAAGTTGTTAGAATGATGGAGATAGATCCAGAGTTCAGAGATATGATGTCTAGCTTCTTAAGAAAGCACACACCAAAAGTTCCTAAGCTTGAGATCGTTGAAAGCAAAGACAATGTTATTAAACTAGATTGGAGTAACAAGGATGACAGATGAGGTAAATAGTCCACCACACTACAATAGAGGCGGTATGGAGTGTATAGATTACATAAGACAGCAGTTAGGTGACAACTTCAGGTACTATTGTGAGGGTAACGTCCACAAGTATATTCACAGATATGATTACAAGAATCAATTAGCGGATTTAAAAATACAAGACTTGAAAAAAGG